CTGCAAACCACCCCTTTAACGGATAGTTACTTCCAATGGGATAATGTTGGGGCATAATAATATCTGTTTTATTATTAAAATCCCGTACCACATAATAATACGGACCTCCAGTGTACCAACATCTAATGGTCATACTCACACCATCAAGAACCTTTTCTGATGTAAGAATTCTTATCCCGACAAAATTATCCGGTTCTCTTCCAAAAATGTTGTATTTCTTATCAGTTTCATTGTATACAATGTAAGAACTGCTTACTTTTGTTCGTTTGATATTTTCTGTTTTTTCATCAGAAACATCATCGGAATAAATATAATATTCCTGGTCAAACTTTACTATGTCCCCTGACTTGTAATTTGTTCCCTTAACCCATTCACCCTTGTAAGAATCATCCTTTACTGACAACATGGCTATGATGTCCTGACCTGTAATGTCTGTATCATAGTCAAATGTTGTAAGATTAAACTGAGTTGAGATACAGCCCTGTAGCATCAAATTTGAATCACTACAAAGACTGCCTGTCAAACTCATGCTTTCTTCCTGAATGTTTGCATTTGTGATTGGAGTTAAGTTTGCATTATTCGGAAATGTGATTGTTAACTTCTTTGGAACATTATGCTCTGTATATGCTCTTATTGTATCTTCATTTACGTTTAACATTGGTGCTCCTTTCTAGTACTCTATGAATGCATATCTTATTGATTTGTATTCAATGTCAGGCTTACTTCCTTTGACTATTTTCTTTATCTCATAGTCTATGTCAGGAATATATGCTTTCATTTTTTGGTATTTCAACTCTTCATTATTCCAATATTCAACACTTACTTTTCTTTCTGCATTATTTATCAGAGCCTTGTCTATTATCTGTTTGATTTTTCTCAAATCCTTTAAATGCAATCCATCAATTGTGGTAAATTCAACTTTTGTTTTAAAGTTCGGAGAAGTCTGACGAATCAGATAATTGTTTGAATTTCTGTATGCTTTTAATTCAGTTCTTTGGTTGTCTGTTGATTTGTAGCTTTCCAGTGCTATGTATTCAGGTGGAAACTCCACGTCGTTTAACTTAATTAAATATCCCTTAAAATCTGCCATACTACTCCTTTCATCAGGTCCATACAGGTTTTCCTGTTCTTCTCTGCTCCTGAACCACTTCCTGCTTAACCATGTTGAATACTCCTCTTGAATCCTGCTGCACAATGACATTAACCTGCATGTTTGAAATTGCATTAAGTAAGTCTTTATCAGAAATACCTGTTGTGTTTTCACCCTGCACCTGTCTAAATGCGTCCACGATTGTTGATAATGGAGATTCAATGTTAACACCTTTTTTCTGATCACCCAACACTGCCATAAATTCATTGTTTGGTGGAATGACTGCTCCATTTGCTAAATAATGAACGTATTCATTCGTTACTGGAAGCTTCTTGATATTTAACCCGAACTTTTTTATTCCTGTTAATTTTTGAAACCATTTAGGCGGTTCTATTTTAATGCTATTAAGTTTTTCAATTGCAAAATTAAGACCTTCTACAATTTTTTTAATCATATAATTTATAAATCCTAATATTGCATTTATCGGATCTTTCACAATACTTTTTATTCCGTTCCATATTCCCTTAAGAATCTGTTTAATTCCTTCCCAAGCTTTCTTCCAATCTCCTGAAAATACTCCACCCAGGAAAGTAATTATTCCTGAAAGAACTGTTGTTATACTGTTTACCACACCTTTTATGGTATTGAATGCTGATTTAAATGCACCTGCAAATGTATTTACAATAAAGGTAACAAATGGCTTCATCTTGTCCCATACTGCCTTTATTCCATTCCAAATATTATTTAATATAGGACTTATTGCTTTCCAAACTGCTGCCACAGCCGACTTTATGTCATTCCATGCTTTTATCCAGAAATTTCTAAATGCTGACGACTTATTCCACAACACTACAAAGGCTGCAACCAACGCTGTTATTACAATAATTACCTTTGCCATTGGATTTAAGTTCATTACAAAATTGAGAGCTTTTTGTGCAACACTTAAAAGTTTTGTTGCTGCTGTCTGCAATCCTGTCTTTATTGTAGCAATTACCACTTGAGCATTATTCTTTACCCAAGCTGCTGTGCTTTTTATCAGAACTGCCGTTATATCCCTTAAAACTCCTAAGGCTCCTAACATATTGCTAATAAACTGTACTATTTTTATTCCTGCCATTGCTGTTCCAAGGGCAATGAATGCCGCCTTAACAGGAGTTATTCCGTTGTTTAATAATCCGGTCAATGTTCCCTTTAATAAACCAAAACTTGCAGTAATTGCATTGCCTATGATTGTAAACACTCCGGCTATGATGCTTTCCCAATTAATGTTTCCCAGAAATGTACCTATATCCTTTCCTATCTTGTCCCATTTCACTTTTTGTAAGAATGTACTTATTTCCGTTAATGCGCCGACTACAGCTATTCCAATTGTTTGTCCTAATTCTGTCCAATTAATGGCTTTAAAAAACTTATTAACTGTTTTGGCTATTCCTTCTGCAAAACTGCCCCACGCATATGTGGTAACAAATCCATAAGCGGTGTCTATTGCTCCCTGTACTGCATTTCCTAAAGTCTTTCCCAGTAATCCCCACTTAAAGTTTTGAACAAATGAGTTAATTGATTCACCTATGAATGTGCCAAACTGTTTAAAATCAAATGTGGTTAAAAACGTATATGCAAACCTAAGTCCTGTATTTAATGCCTGTGCAACTGTATTTCCCAGTGTTTTTGCCAAATCCATTACAGAAAAGAAACCATTTAAGGTCCTTGCCAGTTTTGAAGCTATGTCAGAGGTTGTTTTCTGTATGCTCTTCCACTGTATCGTTTTTAATGCATTATTTAACTTGTTTGCTAAAAGCTTTCCTATGCCTTCCCAATCCCCTGATTTTATCAGTTTCTTGATTTGGTCAACAATTGGTACATCCATAGCCTTTGCATTAAATATCGGAGCAGATGTTGAACCTGATCCACTGCTTCCACTGTCAGAACCTGAATCAGTATCCTGCATTACATTTAATTCATCATATGATGCCAACTGCTGTTGCTTTGCCTTTGCATTCTTTTTACTTGCCTTTGTATTCTTATCTGCAGCCTGTGTGTTCTTATAAAGACTTTTTGCCATTGCTGTACTCTGTGCTATTGTCTTTCCAAATATTGAAGACATTACATTGGCAAGATAATTTGAAAATGTAACAAATGCAGACAACACACTTTTAATTGCCGGCAATACAAAGTTGTATAAAGGCGCAAATGCTGTTAACAGATTTCCCTTAATTTGAGCAATTAAATTTGACATTTCACCATCTGCTGATATTACATCCTGAAATGCAGTTCTTAATGCTCTTAGTGCCTTGGTCATCATTGAAAATACAAACACTCTTTTAACCATTCCACCAAGTTTCTTGCCTAATCCGTCAACCTTTCCTCCTACATTTCCAATAAGATTAGGAACCAGGTTTAATTTTTTTGTTAATGAATTGCCAACATTTCCTATGTCCTTTCCAAACTTTCCAAAATTCTTAATGACTCCCAGTAGCTTAGAACCTAATCCCTTAACAGATGACTTTACCTTTTCAGACATTGATGTGCCTGACTTTCCTGCATTTTCTTCTTTTTCTGCCAGTTCACCAATACGCTGTTTCAAAACATTAACTTTTCCCTGTGCATTATCGACATCCTGAGAAAACTTACTAAACTTTTCTGTATCACTGCCTAATTTAAACTTCTTGCCTTCCTCATTAAGTCTTGATACCTCTGATTCAGCAGCTTCCAGTTTTTTATCAACCGTATCAATGTCATACTGCATTTTCTTGTATGTCTGGCTATTTTTGTTTCCACCTGTCTCCTCAAATTTTTCTCTTGCATCTAACAGCTTAAGAAATTTCTTTGTTAAGGTGTCTACTTCTTTCTCTGCTGCAACATATTCTTCTGTTTTTATCTCTGTATTGGCAAACTCTTCTTTCTTCCTTGTCGCATTCTCCAATTCCACTTCTGCTTTTCGCAGTTGCTCTTCCAATGACATCATCTTGCTGGAAGTTTCAGAAGTGTCCACCTTTAAGGCATCCTTAATGATTCCACCCAATGATTTGATTGAACCTTTTAATCCACTAACAGATGAACTCATATTCTCTAAGCCTTCTTTAAAATCTGTATCATCTATTTTCGTATCAAAATTTAAATATCCATCTGCCATATCTTCACCCACAAAAAAAGACCACTATATTCCAAGTAGCCTTTTTAACTCTTCTTTTTCCTTTAGTTCTTCCTTTGTGTACCTTGTCTTTAGGTCCACCATTTCCCTGTTTTTTCTATAAAATTCAGCTTCATGCTTTTCAAGTTTCTTATGCTTTAACTTCTTTTGCCTTATGTTTACAACATCAGCAAAAAGACCTTCACCTATTCCCATGTAGTAACCTAAGAAAGTCCACCAATGCATGTATTCAAAAGACCTTACTTCTGTTCCTGCAACTTTGTTTACTGCTGAAAATATAAGCTGTTCATCCTGCTCCCAGTCCATCAGTTTAGGTTCGTTGTAATCAGAATCTTTTTTTGAATCATTCATTTCCATAAATTTCATTGCCTTTTCATAAGCTTCCATATACAACGAACTGTCCATTTCATCAATGTTCTTATAAATTATTCTTAAACATACAATTGCCTTTTCCTCAACTGACAAATCCTGGTCATTAAACGCAGCGAAAACATTTAAAATGTCTCTGAAGTCTGTTCTTATCGGTTCTTCCTTTTCGCCAACCTTTATTGTTTTAGGTAATTCACCTATCATTTCTTATACTTCTCCGTATACTTGCTCATTCTTTTTTCTGACTTCTGCATTTCATACTTAACTTCTTTTTCAACAATAGGTATAAGAGCTTCAATTACACGCATAAATAAAAATTCTCCACCAACCAATGAGATTGGAGACTGATGATTAAATATTATGTCATGCACATTTGCATTAAATATAGAATCAATCTTTTCGTGTACTACCTTTTCTGCTTCTCTTAAGTTGTTGGTAAACTCCTCTTCATTACCGTCCTTAAGCTTTTTCTCCAATGCTTCAAAATCTGACAATGTGTCTTCCATTCTTGTAAGAATGCCAAAATCCTTTGGGTTAAATCTTATTACCCTGTTTTCATCATTATTTATTGCAAATTCCTTATATCCTTCATCAAAACTAATACTCTGCATTTATGTTTGTTCTCCTCTCTCTGCTTTTAGTTAAATAAAGGGGCACTTTAATATGCCCCAAATAAAATTATTTAACTGCCTTATCTGACTGTGTGCTCTGTGAAGCTGCTTCTGTGAATGTTGGTGTTCCACTTGCAATCTTAACTGTTCCCTCTTTTCTGTTACCATTGAATGTAACATCAAAAGGAATGTTAATTCCACCCTGAGAGCCACCATAACTCTGTGGCTTAACTACACAATCCTCAATCCAAGCCTTGTGTGTTGCTTCTGAATCACCTTCAATCAGCACTTCAAGAATCTTAGTCTTGCAAGCATCACCTGTAAGACGATTCATAGCAATGTTTCTAAGATTGTCATAAATTGCATCATCAGGATTTGCATAATATGGATCTGCACTCATACTTGGCTCATATCCATTGTCATTTACTGATGTTTCATCAAGAATGTTTTTTACTGTTTCAGTATCAGGATTTAATTCAACCGACATGTCCTCAATGTCTTTACCAATCAAAAACCATTTTGGTGCACCTGTACCACCGAAACTTGCATCAATGTAATGCGCTAAATAACTTCTTTTTAATTTCATTTACATTTCCTCTCTTTCAACTGTGTAAGTTGCATATATCTGTAACTGATACATGCATCCATCATTTATGTCACCAGTGGGAATCTGAAACAACATTGCATTTGCACATTCCACTGATTTCAATTTTCCTTTTCTCTTAACATTATCAACAACCACATCCAAGTCATAAGAGTTTTCATCCAATGATTCCAACCAATAGGATAATTCCAACAAAAAAGTGCTGTTTGAAAGTCTGTCATAATCATTAAATGCCTGATTGATTGCATACAAAACAAAACTGTGTCTTCTTGTCTGATTTCCCAGAATGTCTTCCTTTACCTTTGTGTCTCCTGTTGAAGAAAGTCCAAAGTTAACATCATCATTCTTTGTAAAATCAACGTGGATTTTGTTAGTAAACTCTTCAATCTTTGGATAATCTGTTAATATCTTTTTAACAAGTTCTATAATGTTCATGTATTATTATTCCTTCCCATAGCTATTGCCATTGCACCTTTTAATATGTCCTCTTTATGGTCTGCTTTCATTCTTTCAAACCATAGCTTTCCAGCCTGTGGATGTCTTTCCGTTGAGTAAGTAAGTGGTCTGCCTGTTGGTGTTTTATGTGGTGGTGACCAATAACCGGTTATGATTCCATTTTCCTTTATTGGAACGTTAGGCCCATATACTTCACCATAATACAAATATCTTGCATAAGGTGAATTGTACTGTATCTTTCCACTGCCTATCACTGTTCCGGCTGTTGCAGACTGTATCATTGCTCCTGTATCCATTGGAGTGTACGGAACCATTAATCTCAACACTTCACTATCAACAAACCGTTGAACCGGACTTCCTTCTTCCAACAATTTCTTTTTCTCATTGATTGCTCTTTGAAAATCCGAATCATCAAATCTGATTACATCTGTCATTTCTAATCACATCCCAACTCATAATGCCACATTCTTCTGTTTCCTATTAAGCAGGGTTCTATTGAAGATATTGTATAAACCTTATGCTCTGTTCTTAATTTTCTGTAACTTTCAGAACTTGCCCTTTCTGATGTTTCATCAAACCTTACAGAACACTTGCCTATCACTATCAAATCACCTGTTTTAAATGGCAATTCCTTTTCTGTTGGAACTGCAATAAACAGAGAATGGGACTTTTTTTCTCCCTCCTTACTGTCACTGGAATTAGACTGTTGCTCCAAATAAACATTATAAAAATTGCTTTTAAACCCTTTTTCCTTTTCATAATGAGTAATGACATTGTTTGTAATCACTTTAACACCCCCTGTACAAAAGCCCTGTTCTTCCAAGCCATTTATGTACAATGTTGGCCACTTCTTTGTCATACCTTTGCTTCATGTTCTCTGTGGATTCATAGGTTACAGAATAGTTCTTTATTTTTTCGCTTGAAACTCCACTTGGCTTTTCGCTTATTTCATTCTCATATGTATTAATGCATTCAACCAATTCACAGCAACAGTTCTGAACTTCATCTACTATTTCTGCACTTTCTTTCAGTCTGTTAAATGTATACATGTCTATGATTCCCTGAGCCTTTATCAAAAGTTTGTGGAAGTCGGCAGATTCAACCACCGGCTTTCCACAACAATATTCATTAGCATAATATGAAAAGGACGTATATCTCCTATACATATTACTTGGAAGCAATCATTGTAACTGCTTCTGTAATGTCAGCGCTGTTAACAGTAATTGTGCCTGATACCTTAATCTTACCTGTTGCTGTTACTGCATAAGGATATGTACCTGGTCTAAGATTAAATTCAACACTACCATTAGCATCTGTCTTAAGCTTTGAACCATTAACATCTACTCTTGCGCCCTTAATTGCAACCGGACTTTCTTCTGTATCATCAGTTACTGTAAATGTAGCCTTATGTGTTGTTACAGGTGTTGCAGGTTCAAGATATGCAAAAGGACATCCAACTCTATCCTCATCAACTCTTGTTGCAGGATTTGGAAGTGCCCAACCAATTCTGAACACAACTCTAAGAGCAATCATGTCCTGCTGTGCAAGGTTGTACACTATTTCCTTTGTTGATGGATCCTGAATTACACCTTCTGTTAAAATCTTTGTAGTAACATCCTGTCTGATTGAATATACTGCCTGTGAGAAATCTCCAGCTACTAACTGTGCAATTGAATTATTGAATGCTCCGTTAACAGGGAACTGCATAGGTGTTCCATCAAGTGCATATGATGTTGCATCCTGCATTGACTTAACAAAAATTGGATTGCCTGTAGTATCCTTAATGCTTCTTAACTTAGCCTTCATATTAGTTGCTGCAATAACTCCACTTACTGCATATCCATCATCTTCAACCTTGGCAAAAACTCCATCTTCGCCAAGAATCTTGTCATAATAGTTTGGTGTTGAACCAACTGCAACATTGTTTCCTGACTGTCTTGCCAATGTAATGATGTCATTCTGCCACTCTGCCGGTCTGTTCTCACCAAAAATGATTGCACTGTCAACTCTCTGACCGATTGCTTCAATTACTCTTGGTGTAATTTCTCCCATAATGTCAAACTCTGCATCATCAAGAACCGCTTCAGGAATTGGTACGATAACTGCAAGCTCTGCTGCTGTTAACCATACATTATCCCAAGCCTGTTTTGATGTCTGCTTCATTCCTGTGTCACCATTTACCCAGTATGCTGTAGGTAAAAAGTCTAACACTCTGATTCTTGTCTGTTTTGATGTCATGTTAGGTAACTTCTTTGCCATAGCCATAAATGTTGATGATTTTGGTACATCCTGTGTAATGGCTTCCACTACCTGCTCACGGATAATTGCTTCCGCATTTTCTCTGTTAATAATCTCTGTCATTTCTTATCTCCTTTTCTCTGTTTATTCTTTTCCAAATAAGCTTCTTATTGCTTCATTTGCTCTTGTCTTTTTATCATCAGAACCACCACCTAATGGCATTGGTCCCGGTGTTGGTCCAACAACATATGGAACTTTCTTGTTTGGTTCAAACAAATATCCCTGTTCCTTAACCATTCCATCAAGAGCTGTTCTTATGTCCTTGTCCTGATTCTTGCTGGACTTAAGAGTTTCCACATCAAGAAACGGCATGATTGCCTTAATGTCTCTGGCCCTGTATTCGCTAGCAATACCCTTAACCAGATCATTAAAATCTCTGTCTGCAATACTTGCTTCATATTCAGCCTTGTTGGTTGCAAGTTCGTTTGTAAGATTTGTAATTTCACCTCTTAACTTTGCAACATCCACACCTTCAAAACTCTTAAGTTTATCCTGTGTTTCATTTAACTGATTTCTTAATGTTTCTACTTCTCCCTTTGCCTTTTCAATATCGGCTCCGTTTTCATTCATAATCTTTTCGATTACATCTTTTTCCAGTCCTAAGTCTTCTAAGAACTTTCTTTTCATATTTAAACATCCTTTCCGTTACGCTTTTATACGTGGTTGCTTCACTTACTTTTATGATATTTTGAACACTTTTACGTCTTATTCAGGACCATATAAAAAGACAGTCCTAAGACTGCCTGATTAACTATTTTTTATTTCTGCTTACCTGACTTGGCAAGTATTATGATTGTTATGCATATGAGCAATGTTATCTGTACAGATGTTGCCATGATGTACCTCCTTTACTATTTTAGGGTATAAAAAAAGAACCTATCTCTAAGTTCCTTAATTATCTACTATTAAATTTATAACCCCGGTGTTATCTCCTTAATGCCTTTGGCTGCATTATAGATTTTTCTCATTATGGAATTTTCCTGTAAGTATTCCAATCCCTTTAATGTGATTCGCATATTATTACATTCCACAATGGTTTCTCCTGTAATGTTTGTACTAACTCTTACACCTTTGATATAACCAACATCAGCCATCATTTCTATGTAACGCGACCAACGTTCCTTTGATACACCAAGTGCTCTATAATCGATTATTGATATGTCAAATTCAGGTAAATCCATTGCTTTTTCCAAGGTTGAAAGAATCTTGTACACCGCTTTGAAATTATCCATAATACCTCCTTTGGAATATAAAAATACCACCTAGCCCTATGACCAGATGGTACTTAGGAATTTAAACTTTCTGCAAAATCCCATTGTTCTTTTCTTAAATGTCTATATTTTTCTAATTTCTCAAATACATCATCTGGTGCTCCGTCAATTACTTCATATCCTTTCTCATTAGAAAAACTTAAATATTGTTCTATTTCATTCCATATCTTTTCCATTTCTGGTGTTTTTGGTAATCTCATTTAAATCACTCTCCTAGTAATTTCTTTACTCTGTATTCTGTATATGTTTCATCATACTTTCCTTCCTCAAAGTTATCTGAAGCATAACCACTAATTCTGTTAATATTGTACCCCTTGTTAATAAGTTTATCAATCTTTTTCTTTGATTTATGTCTAATCCAATATAGATATTCACTACTGTCGATTATTTCTCCATATCCAATCCTATATGATTGTGCATCCATCCAGTGTATATACTCATGTACATACGTACTTAATACATTTTTAGGACATGCTGCATCTTTTTGCAATTCCAATAACTTTAATCTGCTTCCTATTGTCCTATCAATATAAAGTACATTTTTTACTGCATTATATGATGCCAAAGCTCCTGTTTGCATTTCTGAACTGTTTATTATTACAACTCTTGGTAAATTATCAACGTCACTTATTTTTAACTTTTTCAATGATTCAGATATGCTTAAATCAATGGTATGCAGTTCCTTTGGTTTAAGTCTGATATTATTAGAAACATATATGTTATTTTCTGCTGTTAGTACTTTATAAGTTGATATATTAATACGTCCCCTGTTTATCTCTGATACGTTGCTTTTATCTAAATTAACAGGTTTGTATGATTGTTCGATCATATTTTCTTTACTTATTTTGGTGTTTCCAATATCCTTTAACCCATCAACATTAACTCTGTCTCTGTGTTCACGTAATCCCATCTTCTTGCTGAAATCACTGTATTTTCTTGATAGTGTCTGATACTTGCACCTTGCAGCTATTACCTCGTCTGAATCATCTGCTAAACCTGATTGCTTTAATAAGTTAATGTCCTGCCTGTACTTTCTCATTGATGTTTCAAGTCTGCGTTGATATTGGATGGCTTCATACTTGTTGTATTCCTTACCATTGTACTCTTTTTTCTCGTTTTCCTGCCTGTTTAATTCTTCCAGCTGTTCATCTGTATATGTTCTAACAGAAATACCTGGAATGAACGGATAAAAGGTATGTCGGCAATTTGCTCCACACAAGCCATCAACTTCACCATAACCTGTTTCTCTTATGAATGACTTATAAAGTACTCCTGCTTCTATTTTCTCTGCATTTGGGTTTGCTCTGTCCCAATAGAATACTCTTCCCTGCCATACCTGATGTGTAGGTCTTGCAGTTGAATGCCAGCTTGTTTCAACGAACTCAGTATCAAGTTTCTGCATGTTGTCAGAACTTATTTTACTTGTTACCTGATTGACACCTGTAAGTATTGCTCTTCTTGCAGCAACATCTATTCTTGTGGATATTCCTGAATCATAATTAATGCTTCTTACTCCACTCCTTGTCATTTCATCAGTAACTTTTCTGATAATGCTGTTATAGTCAAACGTTCCGTTAAGCACGTGCATAACTGCATTGTCCATTGTATCCTTGAAATAATCATCAACTGTCTTGAATGTTTTTCTGCCATTTGGTTGTTTGACAGCAAATCCCATTGTCCTAGTGATGTTTTTCAACTGTTTTGCTGTTTGTTGCTTGGTTGCTTCTATTAACTGCTGCAATGCCATGTTTTCCTCAAATGGTATAAATTCCTGACCTACTGCCCTATATAATGATTCATCTCTTAAATATCCTTCCTTTAAGGTATCAGAATATAATTGTTCTATTTCTGTATCACTTAAATTCAAGGCTTCCTGAATGTGTTTCTTTATGTCAGTCTTGTCAGCTCCCATATTATACATCCTGTTTAATTGCCAATCTGCTGTCCTTGTAATCTCACCGGTCTCTGCAATCCTTCTGATAATGTTATTCATAATGTCATTTTCCAAGCCTGCATAGATTTCTTCAATGTTCTTTGGAAATAACTCTAATTCATCTGACTTGTACACTATTCATCATCTCCTGATGTATCATCCGGCTGTCCTGCCAGTTTCTGCATTGCAATCTCTTCTGTTTCTCCATACCATTTCATTCGGTATTCAACCAATGTCATTGCTCCCATAGCCACATCTGCCCTATCCGTCTGACGTGCCTTTTCTGAATCAACAACTATGCTATCGTCCCATTCAAATGAGGTATTTATCTCTCCTTCCGGTGCCAATCCATAAATGCTTGTCCAAAAGTCCATAGCTTTTATAAGGTCCTCTAATGCATTTTGTAAGGCATTCTGTGTATCAGACACCATTGAATAAGAACGTTGCTTACTGGTTTTTATTTCCTCTGCTGTCTTATCAACATTATTTGGATCAGAAAGAGTTCCATATGCAAGATTACAATCAAACTCAACTCTCTTAAGCTGATTGTTAAATCCGTTATATAAACTCTGGTCCCTAATGTCAGGTGAGTACGTGTCTATGAATGGCTTGTCTACTGCTCCTGAACTGTAATCAAGAGTTCTGTATAATCTGTCCTTTCCTCCCGGATATTCAAACTTGTCTGTATTCTCATTACGTTTTAACAAGCTTTCAGCAATATGTATTGCAGCTTCCTTTGATACATACTCCCAATCAATCTGCGAATATCTTTCATCTGCAATCTTGATTGAATCCACTGCCTTAGAATAAACAGAAACACCTATGGGTGATGTTGAATCAATTATGTTTGCCAGCGGAACTTTAAAGAATCCTATTGGTAACTTATCAACATTCTTAAACTTAAGTTCACTTTCAAGCATGTTCCACTTATCCACATAACTTATTGGTACCTCAGTCCCCAATACTTCAGGATTAGTGCTAACAAAAACCAGGTTAGTTATGGTCAATTCATCATTCTCTATGGTGTTTCTTTCTAATCTTGTATATATTTTTTTGTTTTTTCTAAACTGCTCTGTAAAAATGCAATCAGTTACATTTCCTGAATCATCAAATGACACCGGGAAGAAACAATCTGCCTGTATGTATTGGACTGCAATACCATTACTTGTTATGTATGGCTTAAATACAAGACTGCCTTTCGCACATCCATATTCAACATACCTTCTAAGACTTTCCAGAACCTTTTTATAATATGGCTCTATGTATTCTGCTCTTTCACTTCCGGTACATTCACTCTTAAGTTCAAGGGTTACAAGTCTTGCAATCTCCTGTGATATGCTTGCAGGAAGATTGCAGCTTTCTGTTTCTCCCTTTATCCAGGGTGCCTTGCCTTTGTACATTGCATTCCATAATTCTATGTGTCCTGACATTACTGTAAGATATGACAAATCTACAGGATTATCAGAATGTTTATTTAATACTTTCCCTATTTGGGTAACCATGTTTGAATATCTCATACCTTACACCTCTACTCATACTTAATAAATCTGCTTATATCCCTTTCAAATGTATATTCGAATGCATCAAGCGAATCAATGTCACTTGTGCCATCATCCAATCTTTCATCAGATGTTAAGTTCTTTGGATTCCATAATGCTCCACATAGTGCATTCTCCAATGACTTGCAATGCTGTCCCATGTACTTGAATCTGCCCTGTCCCATCATTCTTTGAACGAATCTTATTCTGTCATTAATTGGTATCTTCATTGCGTTCTCTATTCTTAGCCAGCCTAATCCATTCTTTCTTGAAGTACTTCTTAATCCGGCTATTAGTGTCTGCTCTGCACTATCACAATACACGTGTGTTATATGTCCATACAAATTCAAGACCTTTAAACAGAAGTCAACAAACAACTTTCCAAGCTTTTCAGGATCTATGTCATTCTGTGAGCAATCAATCCATTCTGATGCCAATGGAACAATATCCATATATCCTCTTGTATATCCTGTGGCGCAAAATGCGTGTCCTGAACCACTTCCACCAAAATCCACACCTATGTTAATTTCCATTATGTTTAATGGTTTTTCATAAACCTTAAACGGATTAGGATTCTGTGTCTGTGCATCATTAAACAATTTGTATACTGCTCCTTCTGCTGCCACCCATAGACCTCTTATGTATCTGTCATAATAAACAGTACCCCTATACTCATTGCATAGGTTTTCAACAAATTCCTTCGGCAAAAAAGGATTATCAAATATTGTGTATTGCTGGCAATATATGTCTGCATCAGAATCAAGGAATCTCTTAAACCAATGACTTGGATTGTCCGGGTTACACGCTCCATCAAAACAACTGTATGGCTTATCAAGACGTGACTTTAATAATTCAAAGACTTCCTTGTTCCACTCTGCAACTTCATCACCATAAACATATTTAAGTGATGAACCTCTAAGTTTTGATACCTGACTTACTTTCTCAGCTCCAAGACAATAGGCATAATCTCCAAAAATACTAACAATGTTGTTTGAACCTATGTCCCCAATCAAGTTAGGTCCATATATTTCTCTCATTGGTTGCAAAACATTTCTTTCAATGGTTCCCTTTGATACTCCTATGATTGCATTTAATCCATCCTTGCCAACTCTTTCCCTTATTCTTGACGGAATAGTATACATGTTATCCATGTAAGATTTACCGGAACGTGTGGCACCAGTCTTTATGTTGTAGCGGTGATGAGCGTTTTTAACAAACTCTAACTGTTTATCACTTAGAATCATCAATATCACCTGCCTGCTTCCTAATCTGCATTAATAACTCATCAACCTTGGATAACTCATCTTCATTTGCTTTACCGGTTGCTCTATCCACTTGAACATTAAGAAGCTCTATTCTCGCTTTCTGTTCAGATGTTGCCATATCCATATGATTTGCCAACCAATCAAGAGCTCTCATCCTATCCATTAGCCTTACAGATGAATTTCTAAGATTAATGTCTGCTATTAAAGTTCCATCCACTTCATCAGAGTTCTTGAATTTAACAACATTTAGTTTCTGCTTTAATACTTTCTCGTTTCCATCTTTATCCTTAACCTTTACAGGACCATATACTCCAATAACGTCCGTTTCTTCCTGACCAAAGGTTACATAGTCCGTTATGTCTGCAAAGGCAATATCCATATATTTTTGGAATATGTCTTCTTCCGACAACATTTCCCTATTCAATCTGTTCTGTTTTAATTCCGTGATGCATTTTCTTATTTTTTCCTTTTGCAACAATCTGCAACCTGAAACTGCTGCAACATTATATTTAACACCATAGGCTTTCATGTATGCCTTGGTTGCATTAAAACAACGAACATAGTAAATGCAAAATAACCTTTGTTCGTCCGTTAGATTATCGTTTTCAACTACCTGCTCAACTTCATCAAAAGAAGTAGTATTTTGTATGCGTACTTTTTCCATTTTTGTACGCGTACTTTTTTGCCCTTTTCGATTCCAGTTATACCTTGTCTTCCAAGATTTTACTGTGCTAATTGATACATTATATTTCTCGGCTATTTCTTTATATTTGAAACCATTCATATAGTCTGTTTCTGCCTGCTCATATGTTTTTAATTCATTATTCACAACACCACCTCTCTTACTTTTGTGCATAAAAAATAGAGCCTTGCCTAATTGCAAAAGCTCTATTAATAAGGGCGAACGGATTTCAACCGCCTCCTCTGTCACAATCTCACCTGTGTACTCACAACCTATTGGCTGGTCTTGTTGCACTAGTGCATTGTTTGATTGCACCCATTGTTCTCACTCATAAACTACTTCCCTCGTCTATAATCTTCCCATTTTTTTAATATTTTGTCAATTAACATTTCTTCCTTTGTTGATAATTTTGCTGTTCCATTTTCTGCATGCCAATATCCTCTATGCGTATGTGGCATTACTAGATTATCATTTATCTTATGAAAATGTGTTAAATCTATTTGTTTATTCCTTTTACCATCTTCGTCATAGAATGTAATCGATTTAGGAACATTATCATTTCCTAGTGTCACATATATTCTATCTTTTATCATTGTTTCCATAGGTGTTTTAATAGATGTTTTCTCATTCTGGACAATAAATTTTATATTTTCTACTTGATATATTGTATTGTATTCTGTTCCATATACTTTTCCTGCTTTACTTATTCCACTTGATGCTCCACGTCCGCCCATTACTTTTTTCTAAACCTTTCCTGAAAAGCACTCATATTAATAACTCTATCGTCTTTTATTTCACTTGGTACTTTTCCATAAAATAATATTTGCGTTGGTTCTAATCTCTCCAACATTTCTTTGTACCCATTCATAAATAATTCCTTTGCCTGCTTATTTTTCTGTGTTCCAACACTTGAAACTGCAACCGCTGAACCTTTTGGTTCTCCATCAAAACACCACTCAAAACTGTCTTCATTACTCCATCCGATTGTCGGTATTACACTGATTCCATTAATCTGCATATATGCACCTATCCAATGCTTTCTATAATGATTATATATTTGCAATGCTCTTGGATAATCGCAATACACACTAAAGTCTGGGCTGAATATACATTTAAACTGTTTTAGCATATCGACGTATGCATCAGGTCTGTTCCAAATTCTTTCAAACTGGTAATCATATAAAAAGAAATGCACCGCCTTATTTCCACGTTCTTTACAGGTTTTTGCCTGATTAAATCCTATTAATTCACAATCAGTGAATGTTTCAGGACTTAACAATGGAATATCATAAGCTCCCACTCCCTCGAATGCTGCCTTTTGCAAATTCAAATAATTTATTTCCATAATCCTACTAACTCACCTCCTATTTTCCCACGAAAAAAGACAGCCTTTCGACTGCCTTAAGACGTTTTACCATAAATACTTTTAGAGGAATTTCATTCAGATAAACAAAAGATAACAAAAAATTTCCTTTTCTGTTTTACTTTTTACTCTATCATTTTATCACTGATTAATATAAACTTCTATCAATTGTTTAATACTTTATCAAGTTCTAATAGAGCTCTGCCGTGTAATTTGCATACCCACTGGTATGTATAATTCATTTCCAGTGCTATCTCTTCCCACTTCTTGCTCTGGCAGTATCTCTTGTACAAAATCTGCTCGTATTCAGGATTGTTTAACTTCTGTATGTTGATTATTACGTTTGCTCTGGCTAAAGCAAATTCACGCATCAAATCATTCCACTCACATTCCTTTTCATTAATCTTGCATATTGTTTCTGCCATCTTATCCTGTGTTCCTGAAGACAGTACCCTCTCGCCCTGTTGGATTGCTCCAGTACTCACCACCATTTCCCTTAGGGTATCTATCTCTTCTTTTAGAATTTTCATCTTAGATTCAAGATTTTTAACCTGATTCAAGTATTCCTTTGCTGTCATTTCTTCCAAACTCTCAATCCTTTCTCTATTTTTCTGCATAAAAAAAACCAACCACCGAATATTGGTAGTTGGTTAGATATTTTACTTTAAATGTAATGATTTTTTGATTTTTTCCCTGCATAATTCATTTTGTTTTCTTTGTGTCTCTTGATTTGTTACACTAGAATATAATCCATTAGATAGCCCAATAAGATTTGCACTTGCCGCTGCAATATCATCTTTCTTAACCAAAAGTGGTTTTTGTTGCTTAACCCCGATTAGTTTTGCTGCTGCTTCTCTTAACTCTTTTTCAGCTTTTTCTCTTCTTTCCTTTTCTTTTGTGGTATATAAAACTCCTTTATTTTCTTCATAGATTTCCGGATTCATATATACATTTGCATACAATACCAATAAATAACTAATTTCAGACTTTATTTTATGGTATTCTTGTGATGGTTTTATGCAACATTCAAGAAAAATTTGACCTGCCACAAACACCAAGACACCTGATAATGTTGTTAAGAGTGGTGTCACAACTATATTCCAATTCATTTTTACTCCTTATGTATTTTTTATAATCTAATATACATAATACCATTCCAACTACCTCTATTCAATTGTCAATGTACCTTTGTTTCTAATCCTTATACTGCAACTTACATATCGCCCACAAGACGAACACTGCTCCAATTACCATAATAATAGCTATTGTATTAATAATTGCCATCTAATCACCTTCTTTCATAAATACCAACCAATGCGTTTTTGCTCTCCGATTTCCCAATATAGGTTTTTGTGAAAACAATGGTAGTATTTCCGATAGTTTTATTTGCTCTTCGTTCCACTTAAATATCAAAGTACCATTAGGCTTTAATACTCTCAAACACTCTGAAAAACCTTTGCTTATATCTTCTCTCCATGTATTTGACAGTTTTCCGTATTTTTTAGCCATCCACGAATTTTCTCCTATATGCAACAAATGCGGTGGGTCAAATACAACCATATTAAAACTGTTATCTGCAAAAGGAATATTTTTAAAATCACCAATAATATCAGGATTAATTTCTAATTTCCGTCCATCACATAAAACGTCTTCTAATTCTCTACAATCCATAAATGTTACTTTGGGATTATTTTTATCAAAGTAAAACATCTTACTACCGCAACATACATCAAGTATTGGTGTTTCCATCTATTCCACCGCCTTTCACTATCTCGACCACTTTGTGATAACCTGCAATACCAGTATTAGGCACTCTGCTATATTCCAATTGTTCTAAAACCTTATCCACGTTATAGGCTGTTGGAATATTGCATGGGCTCTCCAAAAAGCATTTTGCTTTTAATATTCCGTTAGCAAGTTCTATCTCGCCTGACTGAAATTTACTTTCTGCATATTCAAATAATTTATCTATTGCTGTTTGCCTGCTTATTAAACCATTATTGTTCATCTTCCTACTCCTCTCTTACTGTGTAAATAACTCACTTATCCAACCACACTTTGAACATTCATAGAACCAACACTGTGCGTCAACCTGACTACTAAGGTATCTTAAAGCAAGTAACCTATTACTAGGTTTGTATATTCTCTTACCTGTATAGTCTCTGAATATCTCTTTTCCAGTTCTTAAATCAAATTCAGTTTCCATAGGGTATTGAATGTTTTCTATAATTCTCTTACTTCCACACTTGGGGCATCTGTTATCTTCTGCTAAACACCCAATTCTATCCATTTACTCCTCACTTTCTGCTAGTTTTGCGTATTTCCAAGAATTTACGTCATGTTCGTTTACAGCACTCCAAGATGTTTTTCCCTCTTTCCAAACATACACCCTTCCATTTTCATATTTAGCAAAATACCTTTTAATCCATTCTGATTTTAAGATGTCTTTAACCAATATTGGAGTATCAACCTTGACCTTGCTCCAATCAACTTCTGGTTCTTTATATTCGGAGAAAAGCCAATTATCTGTTTTATAAAAGCAACAGCTTTCTTCGCTACGCAACTCGCACATATTACACTCAGCTTCCTGACACATACATGGCTTTCCATCTATAACTGCCAGTCCATTAGGGTTAATCACTCCAATATTCTCCAATTCTTCTTTATACTTTTCAATATTTAACATCTCTCTCACTCCTTAACATTTCTTAACATTTTTTTAAATCCTCTATTGTCATCTGCTTTGCTGGAATA